CAGCAACTCTCACTCAAAGGTAGACACGTTATGTGCGACAACATCGCGAAAGTTCGTAGGCCCGTCCCCCAGAAATGGGAGATGATGCCCTACAAATTCTATACCCCGCGTGACCCGGGAACCGAAAGGCTCATGGGCTACATCAGGGACGCGATGGATTGCATCGAGCGCGAGCTCGGTGTCAATCTGTTGCCACAAGATGATCTGCACTTGGTCAGTTTTACTGGCCTCGTCGACATCTGGGACTTCTGTTTTGAAGTCCGAACGGTCTGCCTTCGTGAGAGGGCACTGGCAGCGGAAAAGAGAACTCTCTAGGCCGAGCGCGCAGCTTGGTAAGCTGCAAACTCTGCCTCACCCACAACGGAGAACCGTCATGAGCCTACGTGTCCGTGATGCCAAAAGCATCACTACTACCAACCTCTCTCAGTGGACCCGAAATTCGTCTGGTTGCACCGATCCGGTACTGCACTTGATGCAGGACGGGGTGTACAAGGCGCCTCAGGGAAGCTGCATGAGGATGGAGGACACTGTTACCGAACGTTTCCGACAGCGCCGGGCGAGAGGGGAAACCTTCTTCAACCCGATGTCTCGATGGGAATACGCGGTGGCTTGTAGTGGCGACGGCGGGTCAACGGAGAGCACGACCGTGGCTTGCGGGACCACCGGCGCGAAAACGCGCTGGGAGTTCCATGGGCCGTGGTTGGCTACCGCCATACCTACCGAAAGCCGTCTCGGGATGAGTCTACCCCGGGTAAACTACGCCTTGACCGACAGCGACGTCTATCGCGCCAAGGTTGAGGCATGTACGGAAGTCCTGGCAAAACGCGGCCGCTCCGACTCCAATCTTTGGGAGACGATGGCCGAATATGACCAGGCAGTAGGCATGTTCAAACCCTCTATGGAGAAGCTTGTCGCCGTCCTTGACAGGGCGGCCCGAGCAACCCAGAAAGGGCGCGCAGCGCGGTATGCGGTATCTTCCGCTTCCGCGTTGTGGCTGCAATATCGCTACGGCATAAAGCCGCTGCTTGCAGATATGGAACATGTCCTTAAGACTCTCCGTAACTTCAGCTACCGGAAAGAGCGTCGCTCTACCCGCTCCGCTAAAACCCTTTATGGGTCCAGCGTTGTCCAAGGAGTTGGCTCCGTCGTCCCGACGGGCCTAGTAATCGACTGGAAGTGTGAGGTTCAAGACCGCATCACTATCCGTTCGATGTCTCTGGACGAGGTCGACACAAGCTTCCAAAAGGAGCTCGGCCTGGGCGGGAAGAGCCTCACCACACTCCCTTGGGAGTTGGTGCCCTACTCTTTCGTGGTTGACTGGTTCCTCAACGTTGGTGACTTCATCAACGCCATGGTGCCGGCTGGAACTGGGTGGAAGTCCTTAGGTTCGTGTATGAGCGTGGAACGGGTGACGACGAATGTCTACACTCCGACTCGCTCTGCTAACACGGTGAATGGGTTTGTCCAGACGTCCCCTTTAACAGGGACGGTTGGCGTGACCTTGCATTCTAAGGACAGAGGGCCGATGGAGTACCCGCGCGTAGTTGTTAAATCCGACTTTAGGTTGGATAACGTAACGCGGGTGACCGACGCCCTCGGGCTTTTGGCCCAAAGGTTTACCCATGTCTTTGGTGGCGCGAGCCACTCGAGCACGGGTCGATCTCCTTCGCGAGCTGAAATACGCTCTTCGCGGCTTCTTGCCGAGTCTCTCATAAGGTGAAATACCTTGTCTCTTTCCGTTAACACCAAGACCTACAATCCTGACTCCTATCGCGCGGACTCCGTGCGCTATGTGGGCCCCTTGAATACCGTGTCCGTTAAGGACGCGGTGGTTCTGGGCCGTACTGCGCCGAAGCCGACGACGGAGTTCAGCGGCGTGGGTCGTACCCTGGCGAAACTGACGCGCACCCTGCCGTTGACTGGTGCGCTGACTCCCTCTGCCGAAGGCATCGTGGAGATCAGCGCCCAGATTCCGGTGGGCGCAGCCGCTGCGGATGTGGACGCTCTCGCCGCCGACATGGGTGCCTGGATTGCCAGCACTCAGGGCAAAGCCCTGCTGAAGTCGCTCCTCGTCAACCAGTAAAGCGTTAAGCTTTTCTGAATTGTGCGAGAGCTTCTTGCGGCAGGTGCCGCGCTCGTGCTCGCTTTATGCGGGCTTGTCATTGGCCTCCGCTCTCTGGATTTCCTAGAGAGCAGACATAACCTGGAGATTCGCTATGAACCCCAAGGAAAGAAGAGCGTTCCTACTTCTACAGAGGGACCTTAAGAAGAGGTCTTTTCCAGTTTATCTGGAAATTCTCTCTGGGCTGTTGCGCCACCACCGCGGAATGGAGCAGCTAAAGCCCCTGGCAAACGCTTTGCGTCGCCGGGACTTCGTTGCTCTCTTCTTAGCGGCTGATTCGTTGTCATCACAGAAGTATGATGATCCCACACAGCATTTTGTGGCGAATCAGTTTGCGCTCTTGGTGAAGAAATACCCCTTCCCCAGCGATAAGCTGGATCTGGGTGCTCGCGCGGCTGCGATCAAGACGTTTCTCTCCTCTGAAAAGAGGGCGAGGCTTGTCAATCGCAAGTTCGACTTCCTGAACTCGCATCGCTCTCGCGATCGTTTTCTGGAAGCTTCGCGGTCTGCTCGTGATTGGATTCACTCCGTAATTGGAGCTCGTCCGAACTATAAGCAGATATTCTCCAAGTGCGACTTTGGGGCGGGTGCCTCGGTCGGAGTCCACGGTAATGCTACCCACATACTCGCGAAACTTCACAGCGAGAAGTGGTCCGTGACTCCTGGCGCCATTCATCATGCATTTGGTGGACTCATGCGAAACCATCATTACATGGAGCAACTATTGCCCCATGGACCAGATGGCCGCTTTGTCTGCCTCGACTATGTGCACGCCTTTACTGGCTACACTCGTCGGATGCATGTGGTACAACACAACAAGATAAGCTTCGTACCGAAGACAGTGAAGACCGAAAGGACTATCGCTGTCGAGCCGTTACTTAATGGGTATGTGCAGAAAGGAATTGACCTAGTGCTTCGTGAGAAGCTGCTATTGGTTGGTCTCGACCTCACTTCCCAGGAGCTAAATCAGGAAATGGCCCGTAAAGGGTCTCTTACTGATGATGACGACTCACTAGTGACCATAGACCTGAAGTCCGCTTCGGACTCGGTGTCGACGGAGCTAGTGCGTTATCTGCTCCCCCCGAATTGGTTCTCCCTTTTGGAGAGGACCCGTTCGGTAGCCTACGAACTCGATAAGAGCGTTACGCTCTATGAAAAGTTCTGCAGCATGGGTAATGGCTTCTGTTTCCCACTTGAGACTATCTTGTTCGCCGCGGC